CCTGGATGTACCTTAAAGCCTCATTTCGCCCCAGTTCTTTACTCCACTTAGCGTAATCGGAGTAAATCTTTTTAAGGGCCTCAAATTGCTTCCTCCATTCCTGTAACTGTTTGTCCGCATGGCTCGAACTGCTGTCCTTGCTATTTGAAAGCGGTGCGCCCAAGTAATTCAGTGCGGCCTCCGCAGTTGTTTTAGGCTTCCACATGTTACTCCATGCAGTTCCCAATACTTCTTCGTATTCCTCCGGTCTGTATGGTGCTTTAATAGAGAAACTTCCGGGCTTAATGTTTCCTTCCTCATCAAAATACTTGGAGATATCGGACGCATCAAGACCGAACTTGATAAGTACAGGCTTCATATCCTTCTCGACATCCTTGGCAGCTTTGTATATCTTCTGCAAGTCATCCACAACCTCATCGACAGATTTGGATTCCTTGATTTTGATATACACATCATCGGTGGACTTAAACGTTGACACAACGTCCTTAACCGCGTCAACGATATCCTTTCGCCACCCTGTAATATCGGGTTTCGGGAGTTTCATCTGAAACTGCTTGAAGAACTCATCATCAAACTCATCCTTGTAACCTCCTGCGAGTTCAGCCTTGGTGTTCTTTATGTATTTCTTCACCCAGTCCCTGATGCTTGATTTTGTCTTGTCATCATCGACATCTATTGCCAACTGCTGTTCGGGAGTCAGCGTTTTCAGATAGTCGTCAATGATAAGTCTGGCTTGTTCCTTAGAAAATCCGAACATCATCATCTCAAAGCGTGCACGAGCTTGCGACTTCATTGTTGGGTCGTTAAGGTTAGTAAGCTGATTGGAAATGTTTTGCCAAGCAAACTCGGCCTCCAGTTCGTATTTCTGACGCTGCTGCGACGCTTCCTTGTAATACTTAACAATTGGAGAACTATCATCCAGTTTAAGTTTCTGTTTCAGTTCTTCTTCATTTCCTATGTTCAGAACTGCTTCAACCCCAACCTTAATTTTGTTCTTCTTTAGTTCGGCAGCGAGACTATCTTTGAGGCTCTGACTTACACCAATCTGCCTGAATTTAAAGCTTTCCTTCAAGTTTGTTGTAGTCTGCTCGACTTTAGCAACTGCATTTTTTATGTACGTTTGTGCAGTCGCATACGAACGGAGTCCTTTTTCAAAGTCTCCGACCGCCCCATAGAACATTGCTCCACGTCCCTGCTTATTGGCACGGACGCTAAGTTCTCCGAGTTTGGTGAATATCTGTTCCAATGAAGCACCTTCCTTGTGCATTTGCCGAAGTTCATCAAGCTGTGTCTTAAAGTTCGGGAACATCGCTTCTATCTTGTCAAAAGTTTCCGGAAGTTCGCTGGACTTGGCAGATTTTAGCGTGTTTCTGAAAGTTTTCATTCTGTCGTTGGCCTTTTGGAAGAATTTATTCTGTCTGTCAAGGTCTCCGATTGTCTCAGCAATCTTCACATTATCACCACTCGCATCTTGCAGTTTCTGCACATATTCGTAGGCCTTTTTGAGCTTATCATTAAGATTGGAGAATGACTCTATATCGAATATCTGGTCCGCAGCGATAGGAGAGTACTTTTTAAGTAGTTCTTTCATATCATCTATCGCTTTCAGAACCTTGCCTTTCATCTCCTTGGACATCTTGCTCTCATCGAGAGTGAGCATTTCTTCAAGCCTTACACCGCCAGCCTCACTACCTATGCTTCCCAATGTCTCTCTGATACCATTATAAGCCTCGTTTGCCTTTGTCTGCGCATCACTAAGTAGTTCTCGCATCTGCTCTCTCTTTTGGGCCATAGTTGCAAATACCTTTGTAAGCACAGCGACAATTGCCATGATTGCCATCTGCGGAGATATGAGCGATGTCGCGAAGTCTTTGAGAGCTGCAACACCATCGGCCACTCTTGCTTTAAACAATGCCCAAGCCTGGCTCATTTTGCTCATGTTTGCAATATGTCTGGCCTCCTGTGCGCTTAATCCCGACAATGCCAGCGCGTATATATATTGACCTTTTGTGAGTTTGCCCATAAGATTGAGCCTTACAACGTCAGCGGTAGACATTTTCTTATTTGCGGCAAGTTCTCGGATATTGGTCCATGTAAGCGCGTTCTTTGTGCGCAATGAACGTTTCTCCGCAGCGTCCAGTTGCGTCAGATACGACTTTTCGCGGATTCTCGCCAAGTTCAGCTTGTTTGTCGCTGTTACTGCATTATTAATGCTTCTCACTCCGTTTGAGCCCATTAGAGTGTCGGGAATGAGTGTGTATGCTTTCCTGGCCGCAAATGCTGCAATAACGGACGCAATAAGTACTGAAATTTCCTTCCAGTTAAGCATGAGTTTCTTTGTCGCATCAACCGCGCCTCCCATGAAGTTACCCATACCCATCTTACCAATCTCATCCTGCATGATGTTGTAGGCATCCGTCAAGTTGGAGATTTTACCTGCAAGTGTACCTGCAAGTTCCTCCTGCATCTTGTAGAACTTTCCTCCCTCGTTGGTAAGGTCATACATGATATCGCGCACCATCTCATAAGGAACTTCTCGCTTGGAGATTTTATCGAACACCTGTCCTGTATCAACCACCTCGCCTCTGAGTTCGGTGAATTTCTTTGCAAGCTCATCGAGCAAAGGCACACCGGCCTCTGTGAACTGACGAAGCTCCTGACCTCTAAGGTATGATGCTGAACGTACCTGACCTACCGCAAGGATGATACGTCCCATATCTACACCAAGTCCCGCGCTGACATCCGCGAGTCGCTTTGTCATATCATAAAGCTCGTCAGTCGGGAAACTGAATGCAGAGAGCTGCTTGGTAAAGCTCGTCAAGTCCTTGAACTGATACGGTGATACAACTGCGAGGGATTTGAGTTGCTGGAAGAGCTCGTTTGCCTTTGCTGTATCGTTAAGGATAGAGCCGAGCGCAATCTTTGTCTTTTGGAACTCTCCGTGAATCTCCGCAATACCTGATATGAACCTCTTTAATGTATAGATGCTAAGGAACATTGACATCTGTGAGGCAAGCTGCCCCATGAGGTTTATATTCAAGCCAAACAGTGAGTTCGACTTCTTCATGACATCGTTAAGGCTCAGATATGAATCTGTATGCTTTCTGACTGCCGTTGCCGCCTTTGTGTGGGCAGTTGTACTTCTGTTCGTACTGCTGTTCGCCGCATCTATCTTTTTCTGCTGGTCAAGCTTTAGATTGGCCTCATACAAGGCTGTATTCACACCGATTCCAGTAGCGTTCATTATGTCGGCCTTGGAACGTACTCCGGAACTCTTCAGATTGTTCAGAGTCCTCAGATATTCCTCCAGCTTGGCTCTTGCATCTCTCCAGTAATTGCCTTGTGTGCCTTTGTAATTGTCAACTGCACGCATTGCATTCTTTACTCTAAGGATTGCAGCGTCTATCTTCGTGGCCGCTTCCTCCGTAGAGTAGAACTCTTTCGTTTCGTTTCCTGCCTCCTTTGTGGACTCTCGCAGTTTTTGCTTTATACTGTCGAGTTTCTGACGGAGTTGGTCTGCACTAAGCGAACTGGAGTTGAATCCATTGATGAAGTTCTGCAACTCGGCCATTGCTGCCGATGTGCTGTTTTTAAGCACTGCATTGCCTGCATTTGCAATAGTTTGCGTCTGCAACAAAGACTGGGCATCGGTTATGACTTTATTCTTTGAAACGGACTCGCTGTTAAGAGCCTCCATTTCTTTCCTCGCGGCCTCTATCTTCGCTTTCAGTTCACTAAAACGGGATGACAGTATAGCTAGTGAGTTAGCGTTCTGAGTGCTTGCAAGTAGATTTTGGAGAGCATTGAGTTCATCTATTGCGGTTCTGTACTGTGAGGTATCCAGCCCCGGAACTCGGCTTCTTTGAGTAGCTTCTTCCGCAAGCTGAACATCCTTGATACTTTTCGCAATGCTTGCAAGCAAAGTCTTTCTTCTCTGCTCGATTCGTTCATCTTTCTCGGCCTTTTTCTTGTTGCTTTCAGCCGCCTTTTCATTTGCCTTTACTTCCGCTTGCGCTTTCTCTTGTGACAGCTTGATGTTACGCACCACGTTGGCCTCCGTAGCAACCGTTTCATAGTCACTGAGAGCTTCCTTACCGTTTGGCATTGCGGTGAGTTTCTCGACACGCTTGGCACGTTCCTGGAGGAACTCGTCAAATGCGGCATTGTAGTCTTTGCCTTGCTTGGCAAGTGACTGCTTTTGAGATACAATGATGCGGTCGATAAGCTTGATTGCTTCGAGCTCTGCTTTAGCTTCTATATCTATTCTGCTAGATGCTCTGCCGACATTCTGTTTCTTCTCAGTCTGCCCCGTCTGTCCCGTCTGTGGCATTTGGGCCATGATTTTGGCTATCTCATTGTTTACCTCTTCTATCTGTGCTCTGATACGGTTCGCTTCATCCTCGTACTTCTGCGCTTCCTCTTTAAGCTTCTTGCGCCTTTCCTCAAAAGAATCAACCACACCTTGCTGTCTTGCAATTTTCTCCCTTACATCCGCTCCATTATTGCCCTCATCATAAAAAAGAGCTTGTGCACCACGCTGAAACAGTGAACGTATTCGGTCTATCGGAGTTGTGCTCTTTGATTGCTCATTAAGCTTTCTCTCCGCTGCTTCCAGTTCTTCAAGTTTGCGTTTCAACGCATCCAAAGCGTTTACAGCTTGCTGCTGCTCGGCATAAAGTTGGCGGTTCTCCTTCATTGTGGACTCCAACTTGGACGCATACTCTATCTGCTGTTCCTTTAGCTCGTTGTATTTGCGTTTAAGCTGTTCGAGGCTTTGCAATAGTGCTTGATTATCGACTACCGTCTCTGTCGTTGCACTTCTTCTGCGGGTAGATGCACCACCTTCGCCACCACCCGTCGGGCTTGGCTGTACGGGAATTGTAATGTTAGAGCCACCTACGACCCCATCCAGTATTCCTTTGACCTTTACAGTGAGATTCATTCGGCTCAACGCGCCTTGCAGATTTGCAATGGTCTGTGATTCGTCAAACTTTCCCGTAATGGTTATTGTCTTGCTGCCTCCCGATGTCGGTGTCGGAGCGACCGGTGTGGCCGGCGCGGGCGCAACGGTTCCTCCCGTCGGAGTGACGGGTGTTGCAGATATCTCTCCGAGTGCTTTCGCCAGTTGCTGCGTCTTTGCAAGCGCATCGGACATAGCTTGCAATTTCTCCTTCGGGATATCAAAAGCGTGCTCATCCAGAAGCACGACATCGAAAGCCTTTTTGTAATTGGTGAGTATCTTGTTGATACTGGACTCCAATGTTCCCTGTGCGGCCTCGATGCTGATTGTCTTTGTCTCCGTCTTGGTAAGTTCGGCAATGGAGGCCTTGATAGCTTCCATCGCTCCGCTTCCGATTCTTACGGAGTTGATGACAATCTCCTGATTGCTGCTAAGAGCCTCTAATGCCTTCCTCTTGATTTCATTTATCTGCTTGGTAACATTATCTTGTATGCCAAGCTCAAAATACAGATTACCTAATGATGTACCTTCTGCCATATTATTGTTGCATTATTAGTCTTTAAATTTTCCAACGGGAGTATTTATATATTCAGCAAAGTTGAAAGCCTTTCCCTCTTTTTTATCTTTCTCCTTCTTCTCTTTCCACCTCTTTGCAAGGTCGTCTAGTTCTCGCTTGGAGTGCTTCTTGTCGGGATTATCCGGCTTGTCATACACCACCAGCGGAACATCACATGCAATCAGTTCTATCTGTGCTGCCGTATGCACCCAATAGAAAGCATACATGGGAATCTTGACAATACCCCAAAACAAAGTCAGCGGTTCGGTCAGATACGGATGGTCTTTACTTAGGGAGTGGGCTGCCCCGTAGAATGTTCTTGGAGGATACGCTCGACTTCCGCTCTCGTCATCGCCATCATCGTGTCCTTCATCCCTATCGCTAATATGGTAGCTTCGTAGTATGCTTCCACAGGTACTTTTTTTTTACCCTCTTCAAGCAATGGGGCTAGCTGCTCGTCGGTGTATTCCTTTACGTAGTAGAACCATCTCCAAAGGAACCAATAACGCAGTTTGATGGGCCATAGTCCGTTCAGTACTATGCACGCTGCCACCTTGCAGTTGTTCTTGTCGCTGTCCGGGCCGTTCATGATAGAACTGATTTTACGCAGTGCACCGCGTTTGAGCCACCTAATCTTGTAACTCTTTCTAAGCCCCGACAGTGTTACTATCGTTTCGCTATCTTCCGCAACCGCATTCAGGAGCTCTTGTTCTTCCGATGTAGGTTGCTCTAAAAGTTGAGTCTTTGCCATTTTCTGATATTGCTTTATAAAATAAAAGGGCAGTGGCCTAATATAACCACCACCCTTGAAATACTTATGCCGCTAAGTTAGCGCAGTTAAGCTGCCACATACTTAGTAAGGAATGCGATATCATCGCCCTCGTCGCCTTCGCCCTCTGCTGCATCTGATGCCTCAATTGTACCGGTAAGCTTGAAGCCGAACGGAGTTGTTGAAGCGTTCTCGTAAAGCGGAGTAGCGTAAACAGCCAGCTTCTTGATAAGTACAAGCTTCTCGCCATCTTCTGAAAGGAGTCCGAGTCCCATGTAGATTTTGAGAGTCTTGATTGTAGAAGAAATACCCTTGTAAGTTACTCCAGTTGCATCTTTTGTCTTTACAGACACAGAATCCAATGCGTTTGCCTCGCCCATGAAGTACTTTACAAGTTCCTCGCTGATTGACGGAACTGTGGCAGAGAACGTCAACTCACCCGGAGTTGCAGTCACTGTCCAGTCTGCGTTAAGTCCATGCACCTTAGTGCGGTTCAGTGTCGGGTCAGAAACTGAGATTGACAGAGAATCGACAGTTACGGGCATATCGTAGTCAAATGTTACGTCCTTGAAAGATGTAAGACCGCCCTTCTGAACGTAGATAGAAGAAAGACCTGAGAAAACGTCTTTCAAATCGTTTTTAGTCTTGAATGTTGATTCAGCCATAACACTTTAAATTTTAAATTACTTAATAATTAATGAGAACTGAAATATATAAGTATGGAAACCGTTATCATCGCTTCCGGAATCAACAACGGATGGTCTGTAACAACCGATGTTCTCCGTATTGATAGGGAATATTTTCGCTGTCGCATCAATCATCGACTGCATACGTGCCATATTTGGTATGCCATTCGTCTTGTCCCTCACATACAGAATAATCCTGCCCGTTGTCTTTTCTACGTAATGCTCATATCCGTAAGTCTGAGTTCTCATTCTTACCGGCAGAGCCACAACAATAAAGTCATTCATCTTCTCATCAACGCTTGTAGGACGATTGGTGACAAAGATATTGTCGCTTATACCTGCGACAGCATTATATAGGTCCATAAGGACTGTATATGAATCAAATGGCTTTGCTGTCATAACTTAACTTTTGTATTCATTACGTAATATTTTGCATATAACCTGCTTCCGGTCAGAATATCAAGCCCTCGGACTTTTTCAAGCCAGGCCGAATATTCAGAACCTACCACCATAACGAGTGCATAACCGCTGACTGTCGGTTTGTATGCTTGCAGAAACTCTTTCGCAATCTGATAGGCATATTTGCCGTACTGGGCTTTCTGCCACTGCTTGCTAAGGTTTTTGTAACTTGCAACAAACTCAGGATGTTCGTTCATATCGTCAATTCCTCCTTCACTGTCAAAAATGTAGTCGGAACTACCATATGGACCAATCCATTCTCCGCTGTCGTAATCATAGAAACCATAGTCGCCGACAAATGTCTGGCCTTGTGTCGGAGGCTTCGCTCCAAGGTCAATCATATTGAGACTTCCAATCAGCGACCTGTTGTAATACGCTCCAATCGTTGTTCCGGTATATGTATTACCGGTAAGTGACGGATTGTTTGCGTTGTAATCGGCCCCGAAATCCATGAGCATTGACTCCATAAGCGAGGGGAGGTATTTGTTTACCATGTAGTTATGTTTCAGCCTCTCCAACTTGGTAGCGGCCTCGTCCATAACCTTCTTGTTCCACTCCTTTACGTTTTTAATTTCTGCCATACTCCCATGCAATATCAGTACCGAAGTTGTTCGGTCTCACGTCTACTATGACTCCTTCCTCTATCTGTACTCCTTTGGTAACGGTAACAAGGTCGCCCGTCTTTGGCAAATCCTCCGCAGTCCAGTCCTTCACGTTCTTGGGAACTGCGATTATTCGCTGGTTTGTTATCACATCTCCGCTGACGGATGTTCTAGTCTGCGTGTAGCTTCTGCAACAGTCATCATAAATGACTGTGTTTTCAGTTACATCCACAAACGGATTGGTTGCATCCTCTCCTTTGCGTTCAATGATAAGTGTATGCGGATACCTGGGATTCTCTACCATTATAACGGACGTTTTATATTACCAATACCACCGCTTACGATGCGGAACTTGCTGACACCTTGCGATTCTTCACCGTAGGTAGTGTAAATATCGTTTGCTAACCGTCTTAGCGTTTTCTTATCCTCGGAGGTGAAACGTACACCGCCCTCGGAGTGTGACCAGTTCGAGTCGGAATCCTTTACCTGCGATGATGAGTTCGGGAGAGTCTGACACCACATAAAGATGTCCGCTTTGAGCAGGTCGAGCGTTCTGTCGTCCAACTCATCTGCATCAGCATCTGACGTGGTGCCTCTTCTCTTGGAGATTGTGCGGATTGCTTCATCCTTAACCTCCACAGCCACTACACTACGGCAGTAGTCAGCTACCGTAGTCGTGGGTGTTGTATTTTCTTCTAAAACGGTTTCCATACGTTATCTCAGTTACGCTGTTGTATCAGTTTTCAAAATTGCCACGTTGTTCGGGTTCTTCAATACTGGGAGTGCCCAAAGCTCAGTGTCAATAATGTTTGTGATAGGTCTCTCCTGCCATGTATTAAGCACAGCGATGATACCACTTACGAAAGAGTACATTGTATCGCCACCGATAGAACCGTAAGAGATGCGGTCCTTGTAGAGAGAGTGTGCACACTTCATCTCGAAGATATCACCAAGCTGACAGAGAACCCAGTTGTTCTTGTTGAATGCAGGCTCATCAATTACAGGGATACCATCTTCCTCGTGAGCCGATTTCTCGTCTACTACGCGGATAGGAAGTACACCCATAGAGTGAAGTGCATTTGTTTTCTCCAATTCAGTCATGACGTAGCTGCCGGGAGTAAATGCGTTTACTCTGACTGCTGTCTTAGAAATTACATCGGGATGAGAAAGGAATGCGTCCCAAGCGTCCTGAGATACCTCCCAGTGGTCGAAGATTGCGTTCTTCTCTTTTCTTGCCCACTTCTGGAAGTCGAGCAAATCCTGAACCGGAGTGGCTTTCTCATTAGGATTGCCATCCTCGTCAAACCATTTCTCTGATACTCCCATCTTGTTCTTGATGCGGTAATCCATGTGGAATGAAACACCGTCAGAATCCTCTGCGTTGACCTCACCGGTAGACAAAGCCTCATAAGTGAAGCGGTTCAACTTATTGTGGATACCGCCAAGCAAGTTGGTAACGTTGGTGTTCAATGCACCAAGCATCAATTCAACGTAAGGTACGTTGGTTGTTTTCTGCAACTCTCGGATGCTAAGCAAATCGCTCTCGTCCATTGACATACCGTGACCAATCTTTGGAATTGAGCCAGAGTAGATGCTCCATCCACTTGCTGAACGCTGTGGCTTGTTACCACCTACTGAAAGCAATGATGCAGTTACAAGGATTTCCTCGTTCTTGATAGCTTGTGACCACTGTGTAGAGTTTGAAGGAATACCCCATTTTGCATAAAGCTGCCAACCTTGGTTATTGTACTTTGCATTGGCTGTCTCTGAAATGATACCAAGCTGCTCCGCGTCGATATACTTACGGAGGTCAAGGTCATTAAATATTGTTCTGTCTTTTAACATATCTTACCCTCCTTATTTTACTTACGTTTTGAGAATCTTACGTAGCAACCACCCTCAACGAGTGCTTTCTTAAATGCGTCAGGAATAGGCGGGATGCGTCTTTCCAGGACTGGGGCCTCGCAGTTAAATACACCGTCTGCATTTACCTGCTTAGCGTTCGGATGCTTTCTGACATCGCGGTCGAGCAATGCGTTAGGAATTACCTTGACTGTTGCGTCTGCACCTGCTGTGCTTGCCTCTACGAGAATTGCGCCCTCAGCCAACTCTCCGAGAGTGGCTGATACGGTAATCACATCGTAGGCTTCGTTGGTGTAGTCAACGTCAGATACAGTGACCGCTGTGCCCTTAGTAGCAACTGTTTCGGGAGCAACCATGAGAGCTGCGCCCTTCTTTACCAATGAACCGTTCAATCCCTTCTTAATCTTGTAAGTAGTGGCAGATGCCTCTGACTTCTCAAAGATAGCAAAGGTGTAACTAGGCTTCATCTTACGGGTCTCTTCGTCGCAATTAACCGGTGTACCCTGTGGCAGTACGTTACCATTATCAGGGAGGTCTGCGAGTTCAAACTCAAAACCACCGGTCAAAATCCAAGCGCGACCCTCGAATACCTTAATAGAACCGCCAATCTTATCCTCTTGGACGATGTTCTGATTAATTGTAGCTAATGACATACTTGTAAGTTTTAATTAAACAATCCTTTAAAGAAGTGTCTTTCGCTGTTCTTCGAGTCTCGCTTTATCGGATGCTTGACGCTCTTTCATTTTTGCGATGTAAGAATCGACATTTGTTTTGTCTCTTTCTTCTTCACCTGCACCCTTGAATGGCACTGCTGCATCACCAAAGAAACGTTTGTATTCCTTTCCGTAAATTGCCTTTGCAGACTCAACCAATTGCTCGATTGTTGTGCTCTCGGTAATTTGCAATTGACTCAAAGTAAGGTCCAAGACAGCTTCGTTCACGTCGCCCAACTTTTTGACCGCAGTAACAACGGCAGATTTCTGTGCCGCTTCGCGTTCCTGACGTTCCTTGTTCGCAAGTTTTTCCTGCAATTGCTGAATTACTGTTGAGCTGGTCTCATAGGACTTCTGTAATTCGGCAAGTTTTTCGTTCTGTGCTCTGCCCTGTTCCTCTAGCAACTTCCGCATGATTTCCTCAAAGCCGGTCGGTGGTGTTGGGGGTGTGGTTGATGCCGGGGGTGTGACCGATGCCGCAGGTTTTGTCTGATGCTCTTTCTCCCAAGTGGTTCTAAAGTTCTCGATTGCACTCTTGTTATCGTGTCGAAGTTGGCCACCGATAGATGACAGAATCTTAACATGAGTGTCCCAAAAACTCTGTGGGATTTCTCCCTCAGTTGGAACTGTCGGAAGTATAGCTTCTGCATACTCCTGCAATGAACGCTCTGACAAAGGGGTTTCTCCTATCCTTGTCGTCAATTCGGAAATAAGTGTTTCTTTCTCCATTTAAGATGTTATTTTAAACAAAAAGTCCGATAAAGGAGCGGATTTCGTTCCAATATCGGACTCTTGATTGTTGGTCTCTAAAGAAAATGTGTAGCAGTATTGAGAATTACTTCTGTTCTGTGCTGCCTGAGAAATGAAACTTGTACGTATTGCGACATCTCTTGCACTTTATGCGAACATCCCCGGAAAGGTTGTCGCAATACTCAAACAGTTTGGTGCCACACTTCTTGCATCTGACGGTATTCGGCTCTTTACCGAAAGTCCGGATGTAGTCGGGTGTGCTTAAATCCTCTGTTTGTTTAAAATTCATTCTCTTTATATATATTTGTGGCAAATATATGTTTAACAACACATATCTCCAAATAATTTTCATAAAATTTTTGCGATTATCCTAATTTTATTATATTGGTTCACAAACATTTGCTATATTTGTGATGATTTCAATGGGAGGCATTTTAGCCCGTGCCAGGTCATCTTTCTAAGGTGGTCCCGCGCGGGCTTTGTTTTTAGATGAGCAACAATGTAATTTTACATACTATAAAGGGTGAGGATGTACTCTCTTATGATTACATCGAGAAGTTACGCGAAGAGGATAAGAGGAAAGTCACTCCGGAGTACTTTATTGCCCAGCGCGGATGTCAGGAGATTTTTCTCTCGACAAGCGCGGATATTACCATATTTGGCGGAAGTCGAGGCAGTTCTAAGTCATTCTCTTTGCTCATGGAGAGCCTTAAAGACATCTACAACCCCAATTATCGCGCCCTTATCCTACGTAACGAGAAGGAGGACTTAGCCTCGCTCATCAAGGACGCATATCTGCTATACGGACAGTTTGGGACTTACAACAAGTCAGCCGCCGACATGACGTGGAACTTCTATCGTGGAGGCAACCTAAAGTTCAGCTACTATGCCGATTCTTTCGAGGACTTCGTTAAACGTTTCCAAGGTAAACAATGGGCTTTTATCGGTATTGATGAGATAACGCACGCACCATACAACAAGTTTAAGTACCTCGTCACTTGTAACCGTAACGCATATGGCATAAGGAACCGCTTCTACGGGACCTGCAACCCCGACCCCGATTCGTGGGTCAGAACTTTTATTGATTGGTGGATTGGTGAGGACGGACTGCCTATCAAGGAACGAAGCGGTGTCATTCGCTATTGCTTCATGGATGGAGATGAGGTTACGAGCGTCTATTGGGGCAGCACGAGGCAGGAAGTCTACGACCAATGCAAGGATATTATCGACGGACTATGGAAGCCCGCATACGAAGAACTCGGCTTCAATAAACTTGATATGTTCATCAAGTCAGTTACATTCATCAAAGGCAACATCGAGGAAAACGTCAAGCTCATCACTTCGGACCCGAACTACGTGGCCAACCTTGCGCAACAGAGCGAGGAACAGCGTGCGCGTGACCTGGAGGGTAACTGGAACTTCAAGGCCGCGGGTGACGATATGATAAAAATGGACGACATGGAGCGATTCTTTAGACAGCCTCAGATGTTGGGCGATAAGATGCGCAGAGTGTCGTGTGACGTTGCATTTACAGGCGGTGATAGCTTGGTTATGTGGCTATGGATAGGCAATCATATCGAGGATATATACGTCTGCAAGCTAGACCCGAAAACCACAATATCGGCAGTGCATTCCAAACTCGAAGATTGGGAGGTGTTGGAGCCTAATTTTACGTATGACCTGCAAGGAGTCGGACAGACGTTTAAGGGATTCTTCCCTAAAGCGCGTGCGTTCAATAACCAAGCTGCCGTCGATGTGAGTGTAAAGAACGTGTATGCAAACCTCAAATCGCAGTGCGCTTGGGCTTTGGCAGAGGACTTTTGGAAGGGCGAGATTTCCATTAATCCACGATTGCTTGACAAGAAGTTTTCAGGTAAGGGATTTGAGAATATGCCGCTTCGTCAGATTCTGATGAAGGAAAGACGATGTATTAGACGTGAAGAGGGCAACGATGGGAAGGGATTCAGAATTGTATCTAAGGACGTAATGAAAAAGCTGGTCGGCCACTCTCCCGACTTCTTTGAGTCACTCTTTATGAAGAAGATATATGATATAACTAAAAAGAAAAATTCAAAACCAAAAGGCTTATGGAGACTTTGAGCACTACTTCTCGGCAGATTCAGGACTTACTACTGAAAAAGCCATTTGTGCGTATGCTCCCCGATGGCTACCACAACGGAGGTAATACGCAAGACCCTAACAGACTTGTCAGTTTGCGAGAGGCTGAAAGGATGTCATATAAGGTCATTACACAGTCGGACTTCTTGCGAGAGTATGACCCTAACGGCCATATCATCAATGACACCAAGTATTATCCGGACGTGTGGAGGCAGAATCCGGAAGATAAGCTTTGGTATGTCGAGCAGGTTCCACGATATGCCTTTGCCTACCAAGCTGTGATAATGACCAAACAGCTTACCCACCTTTGTGCGAATGATATCCAGTTTGAACTTCTCGACACCAAACAGAATGAGAAGAAAAACGAACTGTTTATGAAGTTCCGTTTGGGATGGTTGAAGAAGAATATGGAGATTGCGTGGTATGAGGCCGCAAAGTCCGTCAAAAAAACCGGTGACGGTGCATTCGTAGGATATCTGCGCAATGGTAAGTTTGGCTGGACGACTTTCTCATATGCCAAGGGTGACAAGATTTATCCACACTTTGACCACATAACAGGTGAGTTGAGCATCTTTGCGCGTGAGTACACTGACCTTGACGAGGAAGGTAAATCGGTCACTTCTTGGATTGAAGTATGGGATGATAAATATTATTATCGTCTGCGTCGCGATACATCGGGGGCTCTCGACAAGATTGCAAACAGCATTAAGGGATTGTTCGGACAGTCCGGATACAGAGTCGTGGAGTCAAAACTTCATGGATTCGGCTTCATTCCTGTGGCTTATTTCCGCGATGACGGTGGCGCATGTTGGTCACTTTCGCAAGAAAGTATAGACAATTACGAAATGGCATTTTCACGACTTGCGCAAAACAATCACGCTTTCGGCACTCCTATCATGTATTTAAAGGGCGAGGGAGTTGAGGTTATCGGCGATGAGAATAACGCAGTCAAGACTATTCTTATTCCGGAGGATGGAGAGGCCGGGTTCCTTAACAGACAGGACGCTTCCAACTCATATGCTACCGAACTCAACAAGTTGGAGGATATGATATATAACCTCTCGCATGCGGTTAAGAACATTGAATTAAAGAGTGGTGATACACCGTCATCATCAATCCGACTTCTGTTCCATACGGCCATCGAGAAAGCCACAACAGATGCCCAG